GTCCCGGTCGCGGATCTGCCAGTCCTCGCCCTCCGGCCGGATCAGCTGCACCGTCTCATCCGGCAGGTACAGCGCCGCCGCCTCGTCACCGTAGAAGCGGTACCGTTGCAGCGCCGCTGTCACCTGGCGGCTGGCCGCGTCGTAGGTGGCCGCCATATTCTGCGGCGACTCGACCGTGATCAGCGGCGTACCGGAGCCGTCATCGGTGTCAGCGTCCCGTGAGCCGACCATCACGAACCCTCGGCCGAACATCAGCGCGTCGAGATGGGCAAGCCCCGACTCGTGCTCCATCCGGTTCGCCGTCCAGATGTCCCACAGGTCATCATCGGCGGCCGCCGCCGACCCCACCCGGAAGCCGGCCACCTCCAGGCGCTCGTCAATGGTGTCCACGACCACGCCCGGCCAGCCGGCCGCGGTGCGCAGCTTGTGCTCCAGCTCCGGCGGGATCGCGATCCCGAGATGGTTCATCCGCTGCTCGGCGTCGTAGTACATCTCGCGGATCCGGAGGAACGGAAGCGCCTCGTTCATCCGAGCGAGCAGCTTGTTAACCGTCTCCTGCTCGTCGTCGCTCAGCAAGCCCGTTTCGAGGTCAAACGGCAGCGCCATGTCATCGATCACCGGAGCACCACCACCCTTCCCCGCCCTCGGGCCTTGTGCAGCATCCGCTGCCATTCCTTGCTAGCCAGCACCTGACGGCGCACCATCCGCGCGCCGACCATGCACACCGCGAGGTCGATCTTCCGCGGCGAGTTCGCCGACTCCTTGCCGATCGACACCGCACCCCACCGGTTCGGCCGCCGCCGCGCGTTCGCCACGTGCCGCGCGAGCACCGCGTTCCCGTCGTGCGTGAACGCGCGCTCGAGAATTTCCCGCTCGGTGAGCTCGACCGCCAGGCCGAAGTCATACGAGTGCGACCGCATGTCCCAGGCGATCGGCTGCGGCTCCTTGCCGCCCGGAACTGCGCTGATCAGCAGGCGGTCCGCGTAGCGCTCGGGCCATGTCACCTTGACGAAGCCCTCCCACTCCTTCACGTCCCCGAAGAACCCCAGCGGCGCGTACCGCTCGAACGAGCTCTCCACCCAGCCGTCGACCGCCTCGGCCGGAACCTCGTCATCGGAGTCATGCGACGGATTCGGCTCATGCTCGCCGAGCACGAAAACGTGGCCGTCGCTGAGACGGCAGCCGACCAGGCCGGTAGCATCCCTGGTCTTGCTGCCGTCGAAGAACATCGCTATGAAGTCGCCCTCTTCGACTTCGGCCGGCGGATCGGCGATCAGCGACCAGTCGTCCGGCCGCATCCACGCGTCGCCGGCGATGCTCGGCCGGTTGAGGTACTTGCGCCGTGAGTCGCTTTTCGTGCTGGACGGGTCCCAGATCCGTTCCGTGATCGCGTCCAGGTCGGCCCACGAGCAGTCCCCGTAAACATGCTCAAGCGCCTTCCGCAGGCTCGCCGGGTCCCCCATGTCCGTCTCAGGAGGAGCAACCCGCGCGTCGTACAGGATCTTGCTCCGGCCGCGGGTACGGCCCTCCTCCTGCGCCACGTAGGCGTCCCAGCTCGCCTCCGCGACCGACTCCGCGCCGGGTACCCAGGCGTTGCAGGTCTCCAGCATCCGCGCGCCGGACTTGGCCAGGTTGTCAGCCAGCGTGGCGTACAGCTCGGGGCCGTGGTTGCCCGGCTTCCAGTGCTCCGTCTCGTCCGCGACCACGTGTGTCGACTCGGCACCCTCGGCCGAGGTGTACGAGCTGGCTTTCTGCTCCAGCGTGCCCTCTGGCGAGCGGAAGATACGTTCCTTGCCGACGTCCAGGTTGTACTCCTGGACCACCCGCGAGCCCTTCGGCAGGAACGCGCGGACCATCCGCATCGTGTTGGCCGTCTGGTCTTCCGCCGTGGCGACGACCTGGACCCACGGCATGTCCACCGGTTTGCCGACGCAGCCGCCGGGCACCTTCGGGTCAAAATCCTTGAGCCGCACCGGCCCGAGGAACTCCGCGATACCGTCCACCGCGGCGAACGGGCTCTTGCCGCTGCCCTTCGACAGGCGCCGCACGAACCGGTGGTACAGCCACCGGCCGTATTCATCGACGGCGTACTTCCATAGCCAGAACTTCAGCTGCGAGTCAACCGGCCGCCACGGCTGGCCTGCGCGAGCGCCGTTCGGCTGCACCAGCATCGTCATGGCCCACTTCGCCACACCCCAGCCGAGCGTCAGCTCCGGAATTCCCTCCGGCAGCGTGACCAGGCGGTCAGCTGGTGAGGCGAGAACGGAAGACATCGAGGTCAGTCACGGCCGCCTCGGCCGCGATGTCCGCCTTCGGCTTCTCCAGCTCGATCTTCAGCCGCCGCCGGTCAGCCTCGGTCATCAGTAGCCGCGACCAGATGCCGTCGACCGCGGACAGCAGCATCGCCGACAGCTTCTCAGCCTTCAGCATCTGCGACGTGACCTCAGCGGCCAGCCTCGCTGTCTGCCAGTCGCTCGGCTCGAAGAAAACCGACTGGCCCGACTTCTTCAGCGAGTCGAACATCCCCCGCGCGATCGGATGCCACGTCCGGTCAGCCGACGGAACGCGCGTGCGCGCGCCTGCCGGAGCCCTGACGGTCGCCGACTGCTCTTCCGCCGAGCGGTGACCGAGACGCTGGTCAGACCGCTTGCCGATTGGACCACGAACACCCATTTTTGACCATTTCCTGTGCAGGATTGCAGCGAAAACCGTGCGGTTCACGCTGCGTGGCCGGATTTAACTCCGCGAGCTTCAAAACCTGGGCCAACCCTCCGGCGCTATACGTGGCCGGTGTTCCTTTGCCGACGGGGGGAGGGGTATCGACCCTCCTCTATCTGAGGTGACCCTGTGTTATATCGACCAGGTTCCAGGCAGCTACTTCTTGCGCGTCGCGCGTGCAGTGCCTGCCTGTGCGCGCTTGAGTGTCTGTGCTGCCTTCTGCTTCTTGGCAGTGCGGCGCGACGCGCCGCGGATGGCGGCTCCCTTGTCGCCGTGCGCCTTGACGATGGCTGCCGCGGTGTTGGTTGGTACCCATCCGTGCTTCCAGGTGCCGCCGTTCTTGCCGGCCATAACCGCCTCCTGATTCCTTTGCGTGCCGGCAGCCGTGCATAGGCTGCCTTCGATGCTGCCGACGGCTTGCCGTGCGGTCCTGCTTCGCCGGCGGCCATCGACCAGCGCTTGGCGAATGTCTTGCGGGTGGCGAAGAGGTACCGCTGCTGCGCTTTGCTGGACACCGCGTGCTGGTGGCCATTGCGCTTGGCCATGGCTAGAGCCGCGCCATGACCGGGTTCGGCGGTGTCGCCTTGACGGTGGCCTTCTTGGCCGTCGTCGTCTTCTTGGCCGTCGTCTTGCTCTTGGGCTTCGCGGTTGCCGTCTTCTTGGGCACCGGGCGCGCGGCGATGTGCTGGAGGTGCGCTTCGTGGGCCAGGTGCGCGGCGTGGAGCTGCTTGCGCTGGCTGGCGGTGAGCTTGACCTTGCCTTGGGCTGCTCCGGCGCGGAGTATGGCTTGCTCGGCGAAGGTGAGCTTGCCCTTGGTCTTGACGGTGACGGCCTTGGGCTTGGCGGTGGTCTTCTTGGCGGCCGTGGTGCTCGTCTTGTTGCTGCCGCTGCCGGCGGCGAACTGGCCGCCGTTGGACGCGCCTTTAGCGGCGCGCGGGTGGAGCGCGCCATTCCACGGGGGCGTCATTACTTGCCTTTGGCCTTCTTGATGCCGTACTTGGCATTCCATGCGGGCGAGCCGAACTTGGGCTTGGGCGTGCTGGTGGTCGCCGCTGGCGTCCTCTTGGCCATCTTCGGCTTCTTGGCTGCCATGGCTACCTCCTCATGTGACGGATGTCGGAATCGGCGACAGCCGCTTCGTTCCAGGTGTCGTCTACGGCCACGATCCATTTGAGGTCGCGGGCACCGAGCGAGTTGGACTCGAATGTCCGCGTGATCTCACCCGTTCTGCCGTTCCATGAGTGCGAGCCCACGATGCGAACGCGGTCGCCGACAGCGAAAGGCTTTACGGTTGCGGTTGGCATCGTTACCTCATTCCGGGGTGGGCTTCGGGTGCTCGTGCTCGTTTGGGCTTGAGCGCCTGGGCGGCTTGGCCGCCTTCGCGGCTGGACTTGGCGACGTGGCACGGCGTGCGGTGCTCGGCTTTGCAGTGGGCGCACAGCCGTCCGCAGATCGCGCGCAGGTTCTCGACGCGGTGATCGTTGCCGGGTATGACGTGGTCGGTGTCTGAGCCGTTCTTGTGGCCGCACAGGTAGCAGCTGGTGCCGTACAGCTCGCGGGCGAGCTTGCACCGCTCTGGCCAGTCGGCCGGGAGTTCCTGCCGTCGCGTCGACCCTCGCCACTGGCCGTTTGGCATGGGCGCTCCAACGCAAAGTGGCCCGCGTCGCCGCGAGCCACTGAAGTCCGTTTACCAAAAGTGATGATGCACTATGCGGGCGCGAGCGTCAACTTTCCTGGTGCTCGGGCGCGGCGTGAGCTTCCATCTCGGCTCGGGTGATGTGACGCTGATACCAGCCGCGCTCACGGCTGACGGTGAAGCGAACCGTGACCGTAGGCGGTGGCTGTAGCGCGATAAGCGGGTTGGGGTGGCTGATGTCGATCACGGGCTC